AAATAATCCAGTCATGATCGAGGACAATTTATCATATCCAACTTTCTTATATAGAAAATCATCAAATTCCTGGTCAAATTCGGGATTCATAAAAAAGGACTCCGGGGCTTTTATGCCGCGGGCCCATAACAAGTCATGAAGATGCTTTCTCTTTCTCAGAAATTCATCTTTAACCTTCTGGTCTGCGTAAATGTAATATCCATGAGCAACTTCTATCGCATGTGATAATTCGTGCACGATATCATCGAACATATCTTCATTATCGTCTTGGATGTTAGATATATAGACCGTTCCAGAATCGTAAAAAGCATTAATATTTCTTTCTTCAAATTCTTTAAACCACCCAACGATTATCATCTCTATTTCAGAAACTAGGTGTATAGGGATTTTTGATTCAATAGTCGCGATGACCTCTTCTACATCTACCTTTGGATTATCAATATGTTTCTTAAAGAACACGTGTATTCCTGCCGGCGTGTAAAAATCTACACTATTCTTCAATTTTTTCTGATGTATCGTCTGTAGCTGTTTTATATGCATCGTCTAGACCTTGTTGGTATCCTCTTAAATAGTTTTCCTCAGCATATGACCAAGCAAACTCTGGAAACTCTGAGGCAATTGCTTCCGCAATCATATGTACTGTAACATCTTCTTTATCAAATTTTGTTCCAACATATTCAACTAACATGTTCTTTAAATCAGAGTCCGGTTGAACTACAACTCCCAGCATTGGATTTTTGTGAAACTCTTCCTCTGAGATTATTCTCTCCGTAGATGATTCTTGTATAGACATATTTTCTCCTTTGTTAAAATTAATATATCATTTATTCTTTATTATGTCAAATAAACATTTGTTTATTATAATACTTTTGAGGCGAGCGTGGCCAATTCTGAGCGCTCTCCCTTTCGGAAGGTAACGTGTCCGGCAATTGGATATTCTTTAAACTTCTCAATTGCGTGAGCTAATCCATTTGATGTCTCATTTACATACACATTATCGATTTGTTCAATATCGCCCGTGAGAATTATCTTTGAACCTTCCCCAATCCGGGTGATAATCGTCTTTATTTCGTGTTTGGTGAGGTTTTGAGCCTCGTCTATGACAATATACGCGTTAGCGATTGAACGTCCTCTAATATACGTTAGCGCCTCGACTTCAATCTTTCCTTTGTCCATATACATCTCAAGGGAAGTTCTATCACCCATCAAGAATTTAAGATTATCTTGAATCGGCATAAGCCATGGCAGCATCTTCTCTTCCATCGTGCCCGGCAAGAAACCGATGTCCTTCCCTAGTGGCTGAACCGGGCGAGAAACGATTAAACGATCGTAGTGGTTGTCATCGGCGCGCAGACCAATCGTTTGTTGTAAGCCGGCTGCGATCGCCATTAAAGTTTTACCAGAGCCGGCTCTCCCAACAAGAGAAACAATCTTAATGCTGGGATTCATTAACATGTCAATTGCAAATGCTTGCTCTTTGTTTCTAGCCTCTATTTTCCAATCGGGTATTTTTTTATATATCACCTTTTTGAGTGGCGAATGGTGGCTTTCAAATTTAGCTAGTGCTGATTTTTTTTCATTCGAATTAGATACCATCATAATATATTGATTTGGGTACCATGGTTCATCCGCTTCATCTTCTGATATCATGATAGATTCGCCGTCATAATACCGATCGATAACCTGTTCATCCACTGGTTGTACTATAAATCCATTATATAATTCATCGGAGGATCTCACAGCTTTTTCGGCAGTATAATCCTCTGAGGGCATTCCAATCGAATCACATATGACCCGCATGTTTATGTCCCGGGAAACTAAGATGGTCTTTTTATCGGGGTATGTAGCCTGAACTGCTTTGGCTGTTGCGATTATAGTGTGGTCGGCATGCCTGATGTCTAGATCGGGAGGAAATATAGCCTCTTTTAAGCACGCATATGACATTACTCTCAATATGCCTAAGCCTTTGTCTATTCGGATGCCTTCTTCTAAAGATCCTTTTAGTCTTAAATCATCTAAAATTCGAATGAAATGTCGCGCATTTGAGCCTACCGAATCTTGTCTCTTTTTGTGACCGTCTATTTCCTCTAGCACCTTGAGAGGAACAAATATATCGTTTCTTCCAAATTTATATACAGAATTCGCTTCTGTCAAATATACGCTCGTATCCAAGACGTAGTTCTTTTTCAATGGCATAAATAACCTATTGCAGTAACTAGTTGCATTTTTTGATTATTTGCCAATCAAAGACCCACACTTTTGGTTTTTCATCTTTTTTGTAAGGCACGCCGTGCTTACGTAACATATCGATATCTTTCTTATATACAAGTCGAGCATTCCATCCGTCTACTCCAAGTTTATGTTCAGACTGTGATGCAATATATCTTTCTTCTAGAATAACGCGGACGTCCGGGCCAGCGAAAGACTTAACAAGTATTTTATCGCCTTTCCGATAAGGCTTTTTCGGCTTCATATATTTTATCTATTACCGGAGGGGAGGCTTTTGGAAAAAGCAACACTCGAAAACAAAAAAATGCAGCTATAAACATAACCGCCGCCATCACGGTCATCTCTGCGAATATTTCAAGTTTCTTTTCAACGTCCACATTAGTATATATGGGCTTAAAACAAAATGGAGCGGGAGACGAGATTTGAACTCGCGACATCCACGTTGGCAACGTGGGGCTCTACCGCTGAGCTACTCCCGCAAAATGGCTGGGGCAGCAGGACTCGAACCTGCAACGGCCGGGGTAACAACCCGGTGCACCTGCCTGTGGCGCTTCACCCCACTACGCGTGTGCGCGGATAATATCGTCTTATGAGTCGAAGGTAAGCGTACCATTTGGTGTATCTACCGACACAGTCCAGCCGGATACAAAGGGTTGCGTTTTCATGAAATTCTCAAAAGGAATTTCAAGATCCACGCTCAGGGTGCAAAAGCCGCGTTTATGATCGTACTTTTCTGTCGAGTATTCGATGAATCCTTGATCATAAAAATTATCTGTAATCGTCTCAGCTAAAAAAGAGGGGAAGTCTCCATTTCTCTCATAATCTTCTAAAAATCCATCATCACGCATTGATTGAATAACGTCGCCTCCAAATCGAGTTGCGGCTCTAAGACCAGGAGTGGCGACTAGTTCAGAGAAAGTATAAACGACGTCAGTTTCAGCGAGAGCTGTTTCCACTTCTGTCTCGTTATGCACGAAGACATCAGTACCACTACTATAGCTCAAACCAATCATTGCGTTCGCATCAAGATTTAAATTTTTCAATTTATTTACAATGGACACTTTACTCTCCTACTCGGTTGGTCAGATATTTAACATCTGATGCGACAGCGCTCTTGAACTGTTCGAGATTTGACTTAAGCAACGAAACTTCATCGTTAAGTTGGCTTATCCTCTGTAGCGCGCTCGTCAGAGTATCGTTTTGTTTAATGAGCATTTCTTTGAGTTGTGCTGTACTCTTGCTCTCGTTGGTTGGTGGCATATTTTTCTCCTTTTTTGAAAATAGTTTCCACATATACTTCCGGATCCCGCCGGGAATATATCTATATTAACTTGTTTACTACTAAATGTCAAGAAAAATTCCACAAATAGTCTATCCATTTGGGACTAATCTGTTCTTTCTTGACTGATCGCAGAATACTGTCTTTTGGTTTTGCTGGAGGTGCCATGGGTAACATTTTAGCTTCTGCTGGGGTTCTATTACCCTTTCTCTGATTGCACTTCTTGCAAGCGGCAACCAAATTTTTCCAGCTATTTTTGCCGCCGCGAGATTTAGGTATTACATGATCTATTGTCAATTTTTCCGGCAGAAACTTCTTTCCACAATACTGACATTGGTTTTTATCACGCCATAGAATATTCTGCCTGTTGCATGCCACATAAGAAAATTTATATTTGACGTAGCGCGTGAGTGCAATCACTGCCGGCAATTTAAACGAAGCTGCTACTGAACGTATTTCTTTTGAGTAGCTTTCAACGGCACGTGCTTTTCCTACTAAACAAAGAACTAGCGCCTCAACCGAATCTATGATCCCGACCGGTCGGTAAGATGAATCTAGCTTTAGCGCCATCATTGTGCTCATATTTATAACTATGTTTTAGTAAAGGTTACGGCTTATCTACCTGATTTTTTTCCGTGCGCTCTTCGTGGCGGGGGATCAAAGTCGCGACTTCTTTTAATGAGATCAGAAGAGCTTTCTATCTTTTCGTCTCCTCCAATTTCCCACAAAAGCTTAACCCCGAGCTTGTCGCACACGTCTTGTTCAGGAGTATTTGTTCGGCCGCGATCGCCGCCATTAGCAAAATAATCAGGCTTATGTCTGCGAATCGCTTCGCAGACAGTACCATCTTCATCATTAACCGAATCAACCAAGATCACCCCTTTAATAGAATTTAAAATTTCGTATCTTGAATTAAATTCCATAAAAACGAATCCTTTTTTTCTGTGTAACCATTGATCCGAATTGGCTATAACAATAACATCTCCATATTTTGCTGCAGCCAATATCATTCTAATGTGTCCAACATGGACTGGATCGAAGCCGCCAGATACCATCACTGTTGGTCTTTTTTCTTCTTTATCACCACTGAACATTTCTTTATGTATCGTCATTTATAAACTCCATATTTGTTTTCTCTAGATTGCATAATAACAGTATACGATGTAATTTTGCAGGAGATAAATCAGATTGATCAAATATTTTAATTATTTTCCAATCGATTACGCAAGATATTCTCAATGCATATAAGATCCACTCACTACAATACCATTTATTTTCTTGTTTTATGCTAAAAGGCAAAAACTGCGATAACAACATTCCCACCCAGTCATACTTAGTTCCCTTAGTTAAATCATAAAAATCAATAATATCTTTATATTGTTCTTTGGTAACATTAATTTTAAAAAAATCCCACTTATTTGGGTTGTAATCTTCTACTGTTCTCTTTACAACTTCTGCATTGATATAGGGACTTATTCCAATCCATGTTTTCTTATCCTCGAGGATCAATTCAGCGTGACTATAGCGACTTTTTGTCCATTTACGAACAACACAGTTAACAAACGTCCCTTTTCCTTTAAATAAAGCAATCCATATATTCATATAAGTACTTATTTTATTTATTGTTTTTTGTGTGTTTATTCATATAATTTATATTATTTCTTTTATCTAGCACTGCTTGTTCAATCTCTTCAGTTTCTAAATCGTATTTTTCTTTAATATCCCAAAGGGCAATTTCCAAAGAGTCCTCAAGCTCAAAAGCGGGCTTTTTTAATGCGATTTTGTTTTTCTTACTAAACCAGTTTAATATGAACATGTTTTTAATGGTGGAGACGGCGGGAATCGAACCCGCGTCCAAGATAAATCCAATTGTAGTCATTCACAAGTATATTCAGTTTTAATCGCAAACTGAAAAGCTAAACGGCTATAATCTATCGCTTACCGTCCTGTGGCAATAGATGTTTTTGATTTTTGCAACTTGTCTGTTGTTTTGATTAGATTGGAAAGAAGGTTCTAATCAACCTCCCGATTAAGCCGCTAAGCGGACAGATTCGAAGTGATTATTGTTATTAGCAATTATATTTTGTATCTGCATTTAAAGTCTGCTGGTACGTCTGACTACTTGCACTATTCTTCTTTTTTACCCTGTCGAAGCCAGGTCATCCCCTTTTTTTGTTTTCTTTCTTGTTTTTTTAATGATCATTCCAATTGGAGTGCCATCTTCTTTATCTAGCCAAATTACAGTTTCATTGCGCGATTTAAATGCCGGCAATTTGCTCTTTGTGGCTCTTGAATAATTAATCTTCTTTTTTGCTTTTCCTAACGCGGCTTTTTCTGTGGAGTGTTCACTTATGAACTCACCTTGGATATAGTGACCATCCCATTTATATACCTTCCACATTATAAACCTTCTTCAATTTTTTCTTTAACATATTCTTCACTAAATCCAACATGGGCTGTATAAAATTTCATATCTCTGCCGATATATATATAAGTAGGGAAGCCACCTAGCAAATAGCCGTCCTCGCCGATGCCAGCAGGATCTAGCATCTTATCGCGTGAGCCTTGTAGCACAGGCGAAGACGTAATCTGATGACTATTAACCCAATCCGTGATTTCTTGGGTGGTTGGCTCTACTCCAGATGTTGCGCCATCAATAAGCACAGTTACAAACTGTACTCCATCATCTTGATATATATCTTGTATCGGCTGAGCATGGTGGCCGGCCAACTGACACGGATAACACCAAACTGTCGAGAAATCTAACACTATTACATCTCCAAGATGATCGTATAATTCCCAAGTATTGCCGGCTTGGTCTGTGAGCCTAAAATTGCAAGCCTTATCTCCGATATCTATTTGTTGGCAATCATCGGCTGTGATAATACCGACTGGCTCGAGCACTTCTGCTGGTTGATCTGCCTCTCCAGTGTGTGTGTCGTCTTTTATTTCTACGTTAGTAGGGCTGCATGCATATAAAAAACTTAGTATAAAAAGTAGCTTTTTCATGGGGTCTCCTACAATAAATAGGCTTTTTTTAAAAATATCATTCGGTTGTGGATCTTTTGCTCACCACAGCTGATCTATAGTTTATTTAGTTCAACCTCACTGGTCTAGTGGCTCATAATAGATATGGAGCCGCTGTTACCTAATAATAGTTAAACCGAATGAGTTTGTGTTTTCAAATATCTGCTTTATATTTTTTAACTACTCTCTTAAATTCAAGATAAGTCAAACCTAAGAACCTAGCTGCATCTTTTTTTGATTTGGTTGTTGAAATGGCAAATTTAAGGATTGCCTCTTTAATAATATAATCTGATTGCCTCCAAATGTCAAATCCATATAGCCTGTTATTGATATTATTTGCTGATAGTTCAAATTTAACTGCTATGAGATCTTCAATTGACAGTGAGTTTATTTCAGTTAATATATTATCACTGATCTTATTTTGATCTTTTAAATTCTTAATTACACTTTTATTGCTAGTTGTAATATTTCTTTTAGCTTTCATAACTATCGCAAGCAGAACACATTTTAAGTATAATCATGAATTCGATATTTGTCAAGCAACTTTTTATAATTATTTTGGTTAGTAGTCACCCAGAAGCGCCTATCAATTCACAAGTTGATAGATATCTCGGATCCGACTTGGCGAAGCCTCCCATCTCAACACCCCATGAATCATCGTCTGGATCTGGTATATACATTGTCATAAGATCATATTTAGGATCATCGATGATCTCGTGGCGACGCAATGTAAGCGCAAAAGCGCCCATAACTACAGTTCCCATAATTTTGGATTTTTGTCTTGCTCCGATTATTTCCTTCTCTAATCCCGTGACGGCTTTCGCCAGACGATCCTTTGCCTTTGATCCGGTCGGAGCCTCGATCAGCTCGTTTGCGTACTCCGCGAAGCTCTCTTCTAGTTCGCGCCCTTGATACAGAAACAAATAACATGAACCAACTAGAGCCTGCAGCATCTCTTTATGTGCACCTATGGTACCATCGCCCTCTGGCGTCATCGACGTCCACGATGAAATCGCCATATTGAGCGCAGTCCCTAGCTGCGCGGAGGAAAATAATGTTGCACCAGCCACTCTATAACTCCAACTCTAAGTCTTCCTCGCCAGCATCCATTGCTGGCTCTTCTGATTTTGCCATATCATAAGCTTGATTTGTAGGCTCATCTACTGCAGAAGCTAATTCTCCTTCAAATTTATCGAAGTATAATTTGAGATTAGCGATAAGATAATCGTAGAACAGCTCTTGATCTTCATCGTTACTTAGTAACTCATAGGAATCAATAATATTTGCTTCAATTTTTTTGAAACTTTGATATGCAACGTTGCGGCCGGTTTCATCACCTTCCACTCCGGATCCAAAGTCACTCCGCGGATCCGCTTCTTCCTCGTCCTCATCTGCAGACTTTTCTGCGTCTGTGCGAATGTCAATGAACTTATCATCTCCAGCATCCTCGCCTCCAACTTTGATCTCAATTTCCTCATCAACGTCAATTTCTTGCAATTCGCCGGCTTCATTGCCGGCATCGGTATTGACCTTAGCCGGCGTCAGGGTGTTTATCACCGCATTAATAATATGAGCCCTAAAAGACTCTCTTTGTGTATTATCTGTCGTTAAGGACTTGTAATCTGTTTCTAAAACTGGTATAATCTTTTTAAGGAGTTCTTCTAGAACATTTATTCCAGTTGATTTATTCGGCGTTGGATTCACGTCTGGCGTTTGGCTTTCCGTGAGGTTTTTTAATTCTATGTCCATCATCTCTCTAATCAGCGAACGAAGCACATATTCTTCATTTTGCTTTTTTTGCTTGACATATTTGATCATATGTCTTATGTTCTCTCTTAGAGTTGTCTCTTCTTTTTCGTTCATTGCATTATGCCCTTTTCCATAATTAGTCTTATCACATCATCAACGATGTTTAAATCTACATTTTCTTCCAAAGCGAGATTTCTGCCTATGAGCTTACTATCTTCTTTTTCTTTCTTATTATATTTCTTAGTTGCCTTTGTATTCCAAGGTCCTCCCTTGGCTCCAGTTGCAGATCCTTGGACAGCACCGGAAGCCATGGCAGACATTTCATTTAGTCCAGTGTCAAGCCCAAGAATTGAAAGCAAATCAAACACCTTATCTTCCCCAATGAAATCCTCTAGAAGCTCGATGGCTTCTTCGTCTTCACTAGCTTTTCCAAGAAGATATCTCATATCTGAGGCATGGAATTCACTTGGATTCTTGCCGGTTTTAACGCTAGGCATTTCTTCTTTAAATGGAGACATATTAAGTAATCCCATATATTGCGGTGAATGGATTGAGGGTGTGATCGCCGACGATTCAAGATCTCTTAGTAGAATTCCATCTTTAACATATTTAGGCGCCTCGCGAAATCTCTCCACATCACCGCCCTTAGTGCTCGCCCCCAAGACTACTTCCGTTCCTGCCGGCATTGGCCCGTTTTTCCCTATAAAATCATATGTGGCTGTGATGGGCGACGCATGCGGTGATATCTCAACTTTGATGTTTGGAATGTCAGAAGTCATTAATTCCCATATTCTTTTTGAATCCTCTGCTGTTATTTCGCGACCATTTGCCAACTTACGTCCTGCCTTTAGAGGGGATGATATCAAAACGATAACCTCATCAGCCTCGCCTGCATATTCTTTGACCATAGCAAGATGTCCAGCATGTGGTGGCTTGAAAGCCCCTGGTACCAGAGCAACGATTCGAGATGGTCCGACTGGATCTTCATCCTCGTTGTCCATCTCTATGCCCAGTTCATCATCCGCTGCTGTTTCATGATCAAATTCTTCTTCGTCATCTTCTTCGGTAAGTGAAGTGTCTGCTTGAAATCCAGATACCATACCACCAAGGATAAACTCACCGGTGACTTTGACAGGATCGGGTCCAAAAAGTTCTTCATCACGCAAGACAACGCCTTCGTGATTCATTACATCTCCCATGGGACTAGTCAGACCTTGCAAAATAACATTTCCAAGCAATCGAGTTGCATGCATTATAATGGCGCCATAGATGGCTGATTCAGCATCGGCGTCTTCTATTAAATCAACAATAGGAATATTGCCGTCTAGAATCGTTTTGTACAGCTCTTTGTGTAGTGGGTGAGTCTTCTTGCCATTCTTCAATTTAACTGTCTTGTAGCGCGGATTACCGGCTTCTGAGAGCCATTCTTGTAATGACTTGGTTATCTCTCGATCTTCAGACACTCTTACTGTGAATGGTTCCGACAAAGTAGAAGAAAAATCGATATCAACATCTGCGGATCTTTCTGTTGGAACGGAACCATATACTTGAAATCCGTATTCATTGGCGATAGGGTTCAATTTTTTGATTAGAGCATCCATTACGGAAGGATCATATGCCACTTCGGCGCTGGGAGCTTTTACCCCTTCCGGTCTTTCGGCGCCCGGTCTCTCTGTTCCATTTCTGCTGTGTATCTTGTGGTAAAATTGATTGAGACCGTGAATTGCAAGAAAGTTTTCGTCGTACTCTGTGACGTTTGTGGTGCCTTCGACATATTCAGTGTTTAAAAACATCGCAGGGTTATCCCACATGCCTAAAGTCTCCAGTTCACTCTTAATCGTTGGGAGAGCCTCGTTGAGAATAGATAAAAGAGTCTTAATTGCCGGTCGCATACCATGCCCTTCGGGGAATCTGTCGTCAACCCGACCCATCGTAATTCCCTCAATATCTATCGGTTTAAGAGATCCTCGATCGACCGCGAATTCGTGGCCATTAGGAGTCTCAACAAGCTTGAAAGATACATTGACGCCATCAATCTTGACAGATCCGGCGCCCTTCTTTTCTACGTAGGTTTTTGCTCTTTCAAAGAAATCTATTAAATCAGAACCAGTGTTTACCCACCCCAAATCAAAGGGGTGGTTCATATGTCCGGCAGCACCGCCCATTATTTATTCCCTCTGGACTCTTCTAAAATATTAAGTCTCTCTTCTAAAATTTGCATCTCATTCTGCATGCGCCTTGCGGATCTCTTTACTTCGCGAAGGTGTTGCTTGGCTAAGGATAATCTTCTCTTCTCAGTTAATGTTCTGGGTTTAAGATTAGAAATAATTTCTTCAAGACCCTGAATATAAGTAAAGATTGTTTTTTCGTCTAGACTTTCATGAAGAAAATCTTTCCATTCTGAGTTTAAAGACACTTCGGCGCCCTCCATTTGTTGGATCCATAATAAATCAAGTATGAATTTTTGTTTAATTTTTTTGAGTTCAATGTGAATCTCAATTTTTAGATTTACCTCTCATGAGGATTCTCCTAAAAGTGTTTGCGCAATACTTCTAAAATTGCTTTCTGAAGTTCAGGGCTAGCCACGGAGGCTTCGGTTGTGACTCTCTCTCCATTTGGTTTAGTAACTCTCCTACCTGGAGCTTTAGGGTGTGCATCGACCATGGTAGCACGCTCATCGATATGATCATCATCATAATCTCTATCGTGCTTTAGTGCGTCTAGATGGTGCTCGATGGCCTTAATATGGTCATCATCGTGCATTGCATTATCTTTATAGTGATCGCCTTCTTCGGCGCCGCTATCCTCCGACAAATCATCATCATCGTCATCACCGCAGCCCTCTTCTAATTCTTCTTCTTCTTTGACGTGACCCATTTCTGTGTCATCATCATCATCCCCGGCAATCCCTGACATTCCAGTGTTTTTGTCGGCGCCTTCGTTCAGCTTGCCTAGATCCATTTTAAATCCCCACGCCTCGCTGAGAAGTGATTTCACTTCCTTATTCTTCCAATCTTTTAAAGACATCTTGTTTTCTCCTTTTTGTAGATGTTCGTAATAAATAGTGCTTTTTATGCTGTCTTCCCAATCCCGGAAGCACATATTTCCAGTTTCGTAAGCTTCACGCTCCATTTCACGAAGATGTTCATCATTTTGCGCATATCCTTCTCCCATTTCTCCAACGTCATTAAAGTCTCCGCGACAGTTTTGTTGATGGTGCACTAATTCATGAGAAAGGGAGCGCATCACATCTTTTGGGTGCCTGCCTGTCACATAAAGAGTGACTGATTTTTTATTTGGATCATAGTACGCTGTCTTTCCCAGAGGGTTGTTGGCATTTGAACTATCATTTTTTAAAAATAATCTAGGTGGTTTATTAAATCCTATTCTTTTTTGTGCAAAAGGTAAAAATTTCTTAATTAATGGTAATATGGTGTCAATCATGATTTATTTTTATTTACTTTAATTAGTTCTTATATCGTTCTTTAGCAGAATGATAATGTTTAATAAGATTTTAAAATGCTTGAGCCTCTTTCGTAACTTTTCTTAAACTCATTGTAAAAAATTCTAATTCAATATGAGGCTCGTTTATTGGCATGACTTTGGATATCGACACGATATGGTTTGTACGAACTTCATTACAAATACTCATAAGTACTCCATAGTTGTGGTCCCAGTTGTCTTCCGATGAGTTCCACGTGGTCCATTCAACAATATCCCCTATTTCCAGATCTTCTGAAAATAATTCGCCGAATTTCTCTTTCTCAGTCATGGTATCTAACAAGCCACGAACAGATCCCTAATTTTAGGTTATCAGCTAGCAATTGGATCGCTTCTTCTGAGTCTCCATATGGTCCTGATGATCTAACACCGTCGTCGGCTCTGTCGATCCATTTTAACAAATACCCATTATAACTTTCGGAAATTCCCTTATTATTATTTTTAAAGAATTTTCTATTTTTGGTTTCCATGTCCATAAATAGAAAACAATATTATTTTATATAATAAAGTGAAGCCAAAATAGCCAATAAGGTTATGGAAGTAAATTCGAACCCAAGCAAGACATAAGAAGCCCAAGCCAAGATAACTATTAGTAGCCTCTTCCACAAATCATTGAATTCAAATAACATCAGTCATATCCTGTGTGGATTAGTTCCAGCTTGTCAATCTCCACTAAGTATCCATCAAATGTATAGATTAACACACGGTCTTTAGAGATTGTAGAATCATCGATAACGAAGGCTTTTATTCCCCGTAAGATTTTTACCATTCTTCTTTTAGATGGGCTAAAGCAAAAAATAATACCAGTCCCGGCAATTGCCACTTCAGGCAATAATTTTGAATCAGATTCAGTTAGAGACCCAGCCATCTGGCGTACTGCCAACTTAAGCCTTTTTTGAACTTCACTGAGTTCTTCTTCATCATAGTCCATATTTTAACTAGAGTTTAATAAGAACAAATCAGCTCTCTCATTCAATCGATGATAAGATTGTCTTGATAAAAGATAAAATTTATTGAGTTCTTCGAAAATATCGCCTTGTTTTTCCATAAAAAAAGTTTTGTCATATGATAGCCACTGTACGACAATGTTATATTCGTCTTCGATAACCACTACCCCTGTTTTTATTGGGCGGCATCGACTCATAGGGTGTCTTATCCCTATCAAGTCTCCTTTTTTAAATTTATGCATACCCATTATATAACAAATTTATTGTATTTGTCAATGATAATTCTAAAATATCTCAAGTGCAATTGCTAGAGCAAAAGCCATGGCCGCTTGTACTACCATAAACATGGTTACCGCTTTCGTTTTGAATTCCTTTAGTTCTTCAATCTCTTCGAACTTAATCTGGATTTGAGTGGGCGATGCAATTTCATCGAACTTTTCTTTCCAAGCTTTAAGATCCTGCACTCGGTCTTCTTTTGCTTTAAGCTCTGTGAGTTGCCCTTTCACATCCTGCAATTCGGTTCTTAGTCCCTCTATCCCAGTAGCCATGGTTTCTAGCTGTTGTAAAACTAGTTTAGAATAGGTTTCCCAGCCGTTTGTTTTGTCCATTTCAAATCTCCCTGTTCCGCTCTTAACTAGTTTGGTTGACTACATTCAATCTGTTGAATATTATACTGGCCATCATTATTGATAACTTTGTTGATCACAAGTTCAAAATCGATTGGTTTGATATCATCTAAATTTGGGTTCTCACACACCTTTCGTAACACATCGTCAATATTCTTCCCAGAATCTTCATAATATTCCACGCGTTTGATATTTGATTTTCCATCATCCATTATCTTCTGCCCAATCATATGAGCAATAACATCACCCTTAGACTCCCCTTGAGTGGCGATGGGTCGAACCATAGATGAGTCTATTCCGATTTCATCTAGATAATCCATAATGGGGCCCAAAGATTTGCCTCGACGAGCGGTCATAATATAGGTTTTGGAATCAGGTGGAAACTCACGCATAATATCGGTGATGATCGTAATTTCATCAGGATCTTTAACAATTGAGAAATCACTCAAATCAATTTCATAACCCAGCTCCATCAAAGCATCCACAGCGTCAAAAGCGTCTATTCCTTCTTTCGCTGCAGCTGCGTTCATATATGCTTCAAACTCCTGCTGGTCACTCAGGGTCGCCTCTGAGCCGTCAGGGGCTTTAACGCGTGTTTCTGACCTCGTATGGGCTATTGTTTCATCGAAGTCGAAGATGCGAAGGGTTGTGATGGGTTCATACTCTTCATTTATGAACTTCCGCCAATTTTCAAGTAGGAGTTTCATAGGTTTTTCCAAATATTTCTCTACCGACGACTCCGTAATCGCCAGGACCATATTGTACTAAATAGTCGCCCGGTTCACCTTGAAGCAAATCGTCTGACCAAGATACTTTCACTTGAAATGGTTCGTTCATTTCTATAGCAAATACTGGTATGTTCTTTTTGGAAGCAGTACCGTTGCCTAAGTCATCATATGTTTGTGCAAACTTCTCCGCTGGAATGGGCCATTGTTCGCCCTCGGTACCGGTCATGATCGCATCACCGGCTTTAGCGCCGACAGGACCTTCCTTGGTTTCGATAGTTTCATCAGCTTCAGCATATCTAAATTCTAACGGAATAGGCTTTTTCGCGGTCTGAAACCCGTCTTGTGATAAATCAGGGTTATCATCTAATCCGATTGTCTCTGTTATAAACTTCCGCCAATTTTCAAGTAGGAGTTTCATTTCATAACCTCTTCAACTTTTCCACAAACTTCAACAGGGTCAATTGATTTAAAATCTTGCTCTCCAAACTCATTAGACATTGCTGGCTTTCCACCGGTTTCAGGATTAGTGGCAATTGTAATGTGAGGGGGTCCCTCTACCTTAGTATATAGATTTTGGCTTCTGGTGTCAACTCTTACTGCAACCACTCGCTCATTTTGAGCGATGCCCGTCACAGTCAGACACCCTTCGTAAAATTGTTCGGAGGGTAAACGCTGTTTTTGTTTTGTGGGAGGTATCATTGTCATGTGGTGTGCATATACTTTCCATCCATTGGGCGCCAACTGTGATAGCTTTTGATGCGAGGACTCGTCTAAAACAAATGCAGTATACTCAACTGACTTCGCCATGTCAAAACCCATTCCGACTTCACTTATATATTTTCGCCAATTTTCAAGTAGGAGTTTCATCTTCTGGATCCTCATTGGTTACAACAGCATATACGACTTCATTTATTATTGCAGCTTCAGGATCTTCTTTCAGAGAATCCAATACACGACTAAAAGCCTCATCTACTGACTCCCCCCATGCCATGGCAACAATATTAAATTCATATCTTTTCATTTTACTTCGTCTACTGATTTGTCCATTTCGTCGTCGAAGTCTGTGCGCAGCTTAATCATAGGATTAAACTTGGCATGCTTTCTATCGAGAACAAGAGAGCCTTGCGGCTTTACAAGTTCTCCAACCACTTCTACACCTTCAAAGTCAATTTCAGTTTTTTCCTTGTAAATAACTTTTGGCTCTTCTTCCTTGTCGTCCGCATATGCAACGCCTGAGAGCATAAATAATACTAAATATTTCATTTTAATCGCCTCCAAATACTTCATAAAGTTCGTCATCACTATGGTTTTTTCTTTTGGTCATCTTTTGAAGACACTTAATCTTATCAGAAACCGCAGAAGTAAACAGAAACGGAAAGATAGAATGGATAAAACATTTTAACAACAGTATCTTAAGTGTAGCACAAATTTTCCATGCGCCCCACATATGTTGCAAATAAGTTTCGTTTTGCTCTTGAAGATGTTTGGTAAATATATTTCGCATTAGTTGTCATAAACCTTATCGGTTGCCTTTTTATCTCTAATAATTGTTGTGGCCTGCAGCATATCTTTTGGCTCCACTTCTTTAAGTATTAAACTCCCGGTTTTAGGTTCATAATACATGCCAATTAGATCGCCTTTTGAAACATTATCCATTTCTTCTTTCGAAAGTGTGATCTTTCCGCCATTTTTCTTAACGAGAGCAGTAAGAATGCTGAAGAGGTATTCGGGATCTTGTAGATATTTACTCATATCCTTCCTAAGAATCCTTTCCACGTTTTCACGAGGCGTTCATCTAAGTTCTGCTGTTGGTTAGAAGGTAATCTAGCGTTAAGGAACTGTTTCATTGCCCAATCAAACAAGCTATTCAGCCGATCTTCATCATCTGTTTCGCCCGTTGTAAGCTCTCGGAACAGCATTACGCGCGCATCTGGATCATCGGCTGTGATTTGAAATGTGAGAGTATACTTAATGTCCTCTCCACTATCAACTGCTTGAGAATTCTCAATATCAAGATAATATTCAACCCCAAGTTCATCGCGGGGATGTTTAAGTAACTCTGTTCTAATTAAAAGGCGCCAGTCACGAGAATCCAAGATGTCAAACAAAACTCTAGGGTCTACCCCCAACTCTTCAGGATTAAAATCGTGTGATACCGCAGCAGTCGCCTCATATGACTCCGGAGGGTGTTCTCCATCATATCTCACATCCCACTCATAGGATTCGAATGGGCTGTCTTCTATCTCATATGCTAATTTGATGTATTCTCCGCCTTCCAGATAACCTTCTTGTTTCAAAAACTCATCAATAGTTGCTTTAAAACCGTCGCGCCTGTCGTCGAGCTTATCAAGTATTTCGCAAAGCTTATTAAACCCATCGGGATCATACATCAGCGCAGATTCTCCAATATCAGGGTGTTCTAAGTTAAATCTACAACCAATATGTACAGTTGTGTTCGAGAATTTATTAACGAACCCAGAACTGCTATCAAAGATATCACCCCATATGTCATTTATGTTATCAAAAGCATGCATTCCCGTTGGATATGAGTTAGGCAGCCTCACGAGTTCATCAATATCGTATTTGAAGGTAATCCGAGCCTCTGCTTCGATGTAAACACCGCCCTCATCATCACCTTCGACACTAGCGCTTACACCTACATTGGCATAATGCCGATTCCACTCGTCTTCAATCTGCTCTACTTCAGCCCTATACCTTCCAAGTAACCCAGAAATGGCATTTGCGTCTAAAGCATCTTCCGTTTCTCTGTTTTGCTTCACCTCTCCAGTAAAGTCAAGCTCTGGAAGCCCGGTTAGAGCTGAAAGAAGCTTTTTTCTACCCTCCGCATGCGCTGTATCTTCATATGAGCCGCCAAATATCCAAAAACGATTCAAATCAATCATTTCATCGTCTTGGGGCATATTGGCCAGTACATCTTCTTGGTTTTCTTTCGCCCAATCTCTAACTCTATCAGCTAATCCGGGGATACCAACGCCATATATGCGTTCTTCGGGTACTGCTAGCTCTGTGCCGTCGTCCCAGCGTTTAGGTGTGTCAGTATCGTAGTATCGCATTTGGCGCAGTCTGGTGCGACTTATGGGCTCTATATCGAATCCTGCTCCCCCGGCCCTATTATCATCGGCAAATATCTCACCTTCTTGTATTTCTTGTTCTGCGCTCTCAATATTGCTCGTATTCGTCAGATGGAGTAGATCTTCTGTCTCTACGACGTACGCAAGTGCCCCGTGACCCTGTGCTTCGGCGACAGCACACTTATAATACTCATTTGTGCCTCCAGATCGGCTTGGTGGAGAGTGACAAGAGGTAATCTTCTCAAAATCACTCATTCTCATCACATCAATGGGATGCCGAGTGATAATAATGGAATATTTGTCATTATCGTTCTTATTTATCTCTTTTTTGATGTATCCGGCGTTTGTTTGCCAATATTTCGCCATTTTAGTCGCTAAATTGGTCAAAGCGTAGCCAGCCGGACCGGCAACGCCCGGATTTGGGATATATAAGCCGATTTGAGTATTTATTCGGTTATAATTTTCTAATTCCTTTTCATCAAGCGCTGCTTTAGCCATTTTCCCGCTTACTTTCCAGGGAACGTCTATTTTGCCATGCGCGCCGATATAATTCATCTTATCCAGGTGATCATACACTTTTTGATACAAATTATCCCTTTTCGAACTCAGATCTGCCACTTTTGCGAAGAATTTACCGATTTTCATCTGAATTTTCTTCTTTTTCACCGGTACCGGTGCCCCACTCAGCAGACTATTCACTAGATCCTCAGTACTGGCATTAGAAACATCGCGGACGGCTGAAACCAATCCTTTTTCCCAATCTACGTCAAAATCTTGCTTTTTAAAGAAATTACCGAACTGCCCAAGCTCTGTGGAGGGGTCCATCGTCGGAAAGTCGATAACTTTGCGCATTTCGCCGTCAAAAAGCTTATTAAACGCCAAATCATCGCCTTTCATGTCATCCAGGATATTATCTAAGGCTTCTAATTCGATTTCATCGAGTTCCCGAAGCAATTTATCGGGTTTTTTGGTGGAAATATCGAAATTTTCCAATAATTGTGCTGTTTTTAGCAGAATTTGTTCATCATTTAGCATTTTTAGACATATCCAGGACTTTCTCTAATAAATAGATCGGAATTTCGGTATTGTCTATGTCTTTTATCTCTTCTATCGCGGCCCATTTATAAGAATCGTGCTCTACAAGACCGCTCTCCGGGTTGGGAATTGATATATCCACATCTCCGCACCATTCTTTTGCCCAAAAATAGAATTTATCGGGTTTTGCTTCTTCTAAAAATACTAAATTGGCTCGAGAACAAGTAAGATTTGTCTCTTCTTCCAACTCGCGGAGGGCGCCGGCTTCGATACTCTTGTCCTTATCATCTATATGACCCCCGGGTATGGTCCACTGTCCTTCCCTTTCATCAATATTAGAGCGCCTGATGATTAGAAAGTTATCATCATCATCAACGCACACGACTATCCCGGCTGTTTCCGAGTCATTTTCGTGAACAAAACGAGACCATTTCGAATTTACCTGCATGCTTTAAGTTTTTTGCCTATAGATCTAAAACCACGACAAAGAGGGTTGAGTGCCTTTCGCATATCAACCAAATTCATTGGTGCAACCCAGATCATATTCTCTTGAACTTGGATATTTGGATAATATTCCACATCCACACCATATAATACGCCAATTTGCTGTCCTTTTGTATTATAAATCACAGAACCAGAGCACCCAAACCACCCATAGGTCTGCAAAATGATGTGTTTTCCGGGACGACTCGTACCATTTGGCTCATATCCTGCCACCCTTCCTGCAAAAGACATAAGCTTGTGATGAGAAGGGTACCCAGAGTAAAATATTTCAGTTCCCACGTCCGCAACCGACTCTACTGGATTATATTTCATTGGTTCAATTTGACGAAAAGGGTTGGCTATATATAAGATCCCTATATCGTTTTCAGGATCGGAGTAGATTAGAACTCCAATATGAGATTCTTCTTTGTGAGAGGTGAGATATTTAGTTCCAAGCGCTCCGCTAACCACATGTTGGGCGGTTATAACCAAATATGCATCTTTGTACTTAATATATGATCCGGATCCGTGACCACCAGAAAACGGCACTGTAACTCTAACTGCCGCGGCTCGTACCCTTTTCTCAACCGAAGAGGCCGAGGCTTCCATATGATCGACTGGCATGCTAACGCGCGAAGATTCAGCCAAAGATGTAGTAGACAGCAACATTAGCAGCAATAACTTCAAATACTTCATTTAAATCAACTCCCTGAGTCTCCTGACTCGTAATATCTATATCCGATTTCTACTAGAGTGCTTCCAGGGGGAATAGTATGGAAATAAACTGTGTTATCTGACTCGGAATACGACCACGATGTCATCCCTGGATCAACCAATGCCCCATTCATAAATACGCGCACTGAATCAGCCACCGCGGTGTGTGTGAGCACCCATAATTCGTGGGGTTCAATTGATGCCGCGGCGTCAGCAACCCCGGCGGTCCAGTCATCGGCACAGATATCAATAATGTTTCCACCGAATGAATTGGTGGCATCCATATAACGAGTTCCAACATCAATGGGGCTCACAAATGTGCACAAAGACTCAGTTGTGTCGTGATTGACAATGCTAGCTAAAAATACTGAGCCCCCACGCAGGCTACCATACCAAGATACGAAATCTACCCAGTCTGAAAAATGGTCATTACTCTGTTCTTGCTCGTCCGAGACAAAAACCACCAGCAATCCCGCGTCCGGACGCATCCACGTGCCGGCATATGGATTGGTGATGACATATTCATATACAGCATCAAACCCTTCCTCCATTCCACCACGACCCATGGCGGCATACATCGCTTCTGCATCTAATATATCATCACCGGGAACAAGAGGGAATTGGTTTTCAAGAACGGAGCGCATTGGATCGTTAGACATCATTACTAAACGCCAACTAGTTGGTGGAAGAGCCGTTAACATGGTCTCTATTCCTAGTAGCAACTGTGCATCAAATCGATGCATCGAACCTGAAGTGTCGATGACCCATAAAATATCGATTCCATCCACGGTGTTGGGCTGAGTGAAAGAATCTACCCATATAAGACCGGGATCATCTTCCGCTGTGTCTCCAATATAGACTGGGACCTCTACTTCAATGTAAACCGGAACTTCTATCTCTTCTGTAACTGTTTCTGTAATTGTTTCAGTTTCAGTTACGTATATATATTCGGTCTCGCCACCAGTTACTATTCCATAGTCGTTGGTGCATGCGAGAGTACACAAAATAGCTAGTACCAAGTTTTTCAATTAGGGTCCCGCCTATATTACTAACTATGTTGGATTTTCGTTTGTTCCACTTAATAACACAAAACTAAGCAAAATCATATTGACGATAGATAAAATTTGAAGCCCCGGTAAACCTTCGATGCTAGCAAAAAGAAGCAGCCCAATATTCACGAACCATGCGCTATAACATGACATAAGGTATATTCGTTTTAATAGTTGTAACAAGTGCCCCACATATTAACTATGTGGAAGAAGAAATTAACTCGATGTCATATCCATAGTAATTTCGAATGTCCCCCAGCTTCATATCAAAAACCGGCACCTCGGAGAAAATTTTTATTTGTTTTTCGCTCTCTATAGCGCATTTTAAGACGATACCAACAGATTCATGATCGCGCCCGTTCCAAAGAGAGCTTTTTATTTTCACCAGATCACCCGGACACCATGCCCGAGAATGTATTTTTATTGTATTTTTCAAAGCGCAAATTTTTTATATTTTTTTCTAAAATTTTTCTCAACGAGAGTGAAGATTATAAAACCCAACGAGAATAGAAAGTTTAAGACCCTCTTCTTCCATCCATATAGGATTGATGACTTCTATCGGCTTTTGTGTATGACCATCATTCGACCACTTAACGTTCCAAAAATAAACATCATCACTAGTTGCCGATATTCGCCGATCGCATTCTAACAGCAGTCCGATTTGCCCACTAACGGAATCAATGATCAGATCACCAATATTCAAACTAACGTCTTTTGTATAGTCTCGCAAGCTATTCCGGAACATATACTAAGTATTTCTAAATAATATCAATCGCCCTTCTTCAATCATATTAAGGAGTCCACTTTCGGTATACAGAGAGTAGCCCTCCGAGATCCAAAAGATATCCCAAACCCACAACTCAAACAGGCTTTCATAGCTAATAGTGGTACTGCCATTCTTGCGGCGCAGTAGGACACCAACGTCGCTTAATTGTGTATCATATACGATATCACCAATAGCTAATTTAATTAATGCGCCCACACACTAACTATGCAATTAAATTTTTAGCCAACCTATACGTTGCTTTTTACATTCGTGAAGCTGTTCGATGAGTGGCTTATCCTCATTAGACACTTTGCATTGCGCGCGCCCAATAAAGGGTCCCAACGGCTCTGTAGGAACATATGGAGCAATTGCTTCATTGTTTAAATCCAAAAGAGGCGCACCAACAAAGCTTTCAGTTAATCGATCTAATTGGTTGTGGCCACCAACGAGCACCATGAACGCGCTCATAATTGTTATTTGTTTCATTTGTTATACTTTTATACTTTTATACGGTCTATCATATATGGATGATGCACAGACATGTCTCTATACAGTCTCTTAAGCACCTTTTTTACTATATCACCTATATCATTCTTGGTGTCGGTCTTGTTTAATAATTTCTCAAGTTCGTCGCGTATCATAGCTTTTGTGTCACGACTTTTAAGCTCTTTGTCAATCTCTTTGGCGATCATCGCCTTAATCTCTTTTTTATCTGTACTAGTAATCTCTTCTAGTATAATAGAGCGAAGTCTTGTTGGTGTAATATTCATAGTGTTTGCTAGCTGCTAGTAAATAGTTTATTTTTTTGGTTCTGCCCTTGATAAATGACTAGTAACGGTTTCTATCGCTTTATAAACGTTTAATCTGCCGATCGTATGCATCCACGATCTTTCTTGATAACTATATGCCGGACTAATCCACCATATCTTTGCCATATTCATTTGTATCTCTTCTCCCTCATCATACAACTCAACGACGATAGCCACGCCTCCATGGCACGTGCACGTTACTAAGTCGCCTACCCTAAGATTGTGCTTGGGTGGCTGTTCGAAGAAATCCTTCATACGTTCCCAATAGCTCACTGTATAATTAGGCGGCTGTTGGGTTGTTGTATAATCTCAAATTTTTAGGCGCAGATCGCGAACGACCTTAGCCGGCGCAGACCGGACGCACAATGCGCCGTGACATACATCCCGGGTAGGGGGGAGGGGGGTACCAGCGCGTCAAAA